TTTCAGATAAATATAAACGCCATGAATAGCGAGTGAGGTCATCTTAGCGATACCATTAAGAAAACTATTCTGTAATCTTGGGTTAGAACCTTCTATCTCGGTTTCTAACTCGTTATAATTCTGGTCCCGAAGTTCTTGCGGTGTTGGAATCTTAAAGCTCATGAATCAAATTGCTCCCATGTAAAGTTAAATGTTTTATTAATATTGCCTAAAGGTCGGATTAATTCAACATCTAAACAAGTAATACCCCTTAATTTGTCTTGATGATATACTTGCAAATTGTAATCTTCTGCTATCCCTTGGTCAACATACCAATCTAATGCCTCTTGTGCATAGATTTCTAGTTCCTGCAAAGTTTGAATAGTTTGCTTGCGTCTACCTAGTAGCCAGATCCTAGAACCGATTATAGTTTCATCATCTTCTTTGATCGCATCACCAACCCACCCGCGCGAATTAGGAATCGAATCATTATTGAGGCTTCTACGATCCGCAAGGATAGAAACTAGCAATGAAGTTTTTAAATCAATGTCAGTTTTTAAATCTCCATTATCACCTATTGAAATGTCAAATACTTGATTCGGTTCATCCCATGCGATTATAGCGTCTGTTCTTTCTACACTCATTAGTTTGGTTGTCCTGTATCTCCTGAACCTGTTTCAACACCGCCATGAGTATGGCTATCAAGTGTTACACCGTTGCTAGTTACATCTCCATCAGTATTCATTTCTGTTCCGTCAAATGTATATGTTTTCCCACCTACCGCAAAAACTATACTAGACCCTGAAATAGTCAATGTAGTGCTTCCAACTGTGTGTTTTACTTCTCCGTCTGTGGTCACTGTCTTAGTGCCGTTGACATTTGTTTCGATAGAGCCATCAAGTATTTTTACAAATGAAAGATTGACCGTATCGCTTATTTCTTCATCAGAACTAGCTAAAATTTTATCATCTCTCAAAATAACTCGTGCAGATGCTTCATTGTAAAGCATTACATCACCCTCTTCTAATTCATCTTGACCATATCTTTGATCATCAACACAAATAACGGAGGCATTATCTTTATTTCCTTTATATGCGAGCATAACACCCCTTGACCCTGCAAGCGGTCTTGACCTGAACCCATATTGACAAATCTGTTCAACGTCCGATCTAACCTCACCCGCCTTGCCAGTGACTTGCAAATATTGTTTCCCTTGATCTTGGGAAAACCTTTGCATTACTGCGCGCGTCAATAAATTATCAATAGAAGAACTCATAAACCAAACTCTTTAAAATATGGGTTTTCTTTCTTTGGTTTGTCAAGTGCTAAAGTGGGGGCTTCTGCGAATGTATCTGTCTTACTAATTCCATTTCGCATATTTTACCCGAAGGGCTAAAAGAATTACGAATCCTAGATATAAGTAATTGTTCACTGTTTGCCCCTATCCTCTCAGATTGTAAAACACAAGTTTCATTTAAATTGAAATACCAACCTTGTAATCTTACTGAATATGAAACCGATTTGCCCCTCCTTATTTTCGCTTCCCATTTCGCCCTCTGTGCACATATATCATTATCAGCAACACCATCAACTATAATTATCAATGGTCTGTATCTAATCTCTGTATCAGTAGCAATCGCAATTGATTGTGTGGCATCTTCTTCACTTATGAAACTGTTAGATTGTTGATCACCCTTTACTATGTATTTACTGTAACGATTCGAATAATCAACCCTAGCAGAGCAATCAAGAATGTTTTCACCTTCAATAAAATTCAATCCACTAGATACGGTTCCAGCTCGATCAATTACAATGTTGCCCGCGCTATCAGAATAGAGAAGCAAACCTTTTTTGACAGCTTCATCTTTAATAAATTCAAGTATCGTTTCGCCCTGCTCATAATTTGCCGTTTTTATAATCTCGCCAGTTGATACTTTCGCGCTAACTGATATTCCAAATGGTGAAACTAATGCGCCTATCAATGATTCTAATGTTTGATTTTTAAATTCTGATTGTGCAGTGTCGGGTGTGCAGTCGATAATATCACCTGACTTGCTTCTACCGCTAATATTGACAAGGTTTCCATCTCCACCTATTGAGGGTTGAGCGTTATCAATCCACCCGCTAAATCGTTTCGATTCATCCATATATATTTCTACACTGTCACCCGCTTTTATTTCAGTGACAGAACTTGACCAGAAATTAGTAATGACAGCATTGAATGAGTTTGCAATAGAATCTATTCCTATATTAATAGTTCCAGACTTAGCACCATCAAACGATTTTCCATTTATGCGAAACTGCATACTCATGATGTAAGGACTTCCAAATCTTCACCCATTGGCACAAATAAAGGGTGTTTAATATTATTGTCGTTTACAATTTCGTCATACCTCAAAGCATCACCATATAATTCATTCGCTATAAAATAAGCTGGAATAGTAGCATTATAAGAAACTGTTTTTAAATCTGGCAAGGAATCACTAGACTCATTCAAATATCCAACTGTTGCAGACCTCATATTAATCATATCCGATCTTACTTGAGATTGTTCCGCTATTCCTGCTTGTTCGATTCTAGTCTCATAAATATCCAAAATCTCGTTTCTTCTCTCTGTTACTTCAGCTTTTGAATTGAAAGTTTCCTCTGCGGTAGCCTTAGACATGACCGCCAAAGAAAAAGAGCGCATAGTTTCAATGATTTGATTATTATTTGATGCTTGTTGAGTCCTGCTTGGTGTTTCATATTTAGTTGGCTCTAAAACAGGGGAAAATGCTTGAAAGTCTTTCGTTGCCTCATATTTATCATTTGGATTTTCGAAAATAGCATCGTAATCGTCAAATAAATCTGAAATAGAATTGATGAACTCAACTGGATCAGTAGCAATAAGATTTAAATTATCCTCAAAACTTGCAAGGTTTCTCTTAAAGTCGCTTGCCTTTCCTGCTACCTTAACACCTATATTTTGAACACTCCTGAAAGTTTCGATATACTGTTGAGTTAAATCTATTGCAGAGTTTACAACAAATCCTGAAAATCCAGCAACTTTATAAACTTCAGGGAATGCAGATTTTAAAGACGCTTGAACATCTGAAAAGATGCTTAATATTTTAGAATCCGTGAAAAGCGAAACATTAGGAAAAGTATTTTCGCCAGCTTCAACAAATTCAAGCCGTATTACTCCCTTGCCCCCTTGCCTCCCATTATCTGAAATACTGCAATTATCAGTAGGCTTTACCTGAACTGTTCCAAGTGTCGGGTGTATTAAAGTTCCAGCCTCTGAATTACTTTCAATCGCTTTGATTAATCGCGTTCTATCACGAATATAATCATCACCCAATAGATAGGCATTGAATGAAAATGTTTTTGCCTTGCGCCCTAAATCCTCGACATATGGGCGGTCTTTGTAAGGGTATTCGTGGAGTGAGTTTCTGCGTCCAAATGATACATCAGAAGTATCAACATAAAATCTGATACCCCTAAAACTCGCGCCCTTTACTTCTTCTCTCCATGCCATGATATTAAGGTATAACTAATCCCATGTTTACATCAACATTATTCAAACCATTATCTGAACTTGCTGACTCCATAATAGGATTGCCGTTTTTATCAACAGCCAAATTAACAACAACATTATTGTTGTTGTTATTGATATTAGATTGATTCGCTATTGCGTTTGATCGTGTCGGTTGCGTGATTTCTTCTTCATCATCTGAAAATGGATTTATACTATCAAAGAAACCGCTTACTTTTCCTCTGACTTTTTCCCCTAGTTCTCTCGCTCCACCTGTTACACCTTTGATTCTGTCAGTAACCGCTTTTACTTTATCGGTAACAGAACTAATGATTGCTCGTATATTTTCAATAGATTTATTGAAACTTTCGACTATATCATCCCACAACTGCATAAAGAAATCTTTTACAGGTTCCCATGCGCTTTGAACTTCTTCTAATGGTGAAAACCCTAAGAACCCTTGAATAAATTCATCTGCATATTTGACACCAGCCACTAAACCATCCCAAAAAGCGACAAAGAACTCTTTTAGTTCTGTCCAATTTTCTTTTATCACTATGGCAATCATAGCGAGTGCGGTTAATGCCAAAATAACAGGTGCAGAAATAACGCCCGCAACAGTTGTAAATGCCCCTGCCACTGTCGCTAATACTGTGCCTAGTCCTGCGAATATAGGAATAATTGACCCTACCGCAGTTGCTATAGATCCAAACGCAATAAGCAATGGAGCAATGCCAGCAACAACAGCCCCTATAATTACAATCGTTTTTTTCATTTCGGGTGTCATTTCCTTAAACCTTGTTATCATTGGCTTAACTGAATTAATTAAATCAAGAATAACAGGAATCATTACCGCCCCAAATTCAGCAGATAAATCACTGGCTTGAGCTTTTAATATTTTAATCTGATTAGCGAGTGAACCTTGCGACCTTGCAAAGTCACCTATAGCATTACCTGACTGCATAGTTGCAAGTTTAAGTGTAGCTATGGCTTTTCGCTGTTGCTCGGTTTCGTTAGTGAATTTACCCGCAACGGTCATAGCTTCAACCATATTCTTTACCATTTCCTCATTGATAACTATACCTAATGATTTCATGGCTTCACGCTCACCTAGTAAACCGCTTGTTAATGCTTCACTCGCTCGCTCGGCACTAATATTATTGAATGATCCTAAATCGCTTGCCAATTTCTGAACACTCTCTGACATTTTGAGAGCTTCTGCGCCTGACATTCCGAAACCTGTCAATAAATCACCAGTATTACTAAGAAGCTTCTGCGACTCTTCACGACTCATGCCGTAATTTTTCGCCAATGCTTCAGCTACTACCTTTGATTGATCGGCAACGTCTTTAAATACTACATTGAATTTGTTTGCTGTTTCTTCAGCATCAATAGCAGTTTTTACCATTGTTGCACCCGCCAATGCAATAGGCGCAGTTAATCCAATCCCTAATTTCTTACCTAGATCAATAGACGATTTGCCCATATTTCTAAGAGACTTACTAGCCTTATTTAAATTAGATGTAAGGGTCTTTGTTTGTGCAGTAGCGCGTTTAATCCCCGCGCTTATTGCATCGTCAAACTCGATCCTTATAGACTGAACTAATTCTGCCATTTACTCTTTTTCAAATGATTTATTTACTTCAAGTGTTCGATCCATCCAGAATTTCATTCGCGAGACTGTCATACTTTCGACTTGTGAGATATTTTGCCCTAACCCTTGAGGGTGTGCCAAATATCCCATCATGTCAAAAACAGTAGCCTCGCTTATACGAAAAAAGGAATCATAGCATAAGCAATCTTAGTCAACTGCTTATACGGTAGTGCATCTAATGAGCCACTTGCAAGACCTCCTAAAGTTTCAGCCATTTTCACAAC